GTTGAAGTTCCTCAATTGAGGGGCGACCACCTGAATGGTAGTAGTCCTGGAGGAGCGACTTCATAGTTAGTCGTTGGAATAAAGGAATGGGAGTGACCTGTGGCATGGTCGATAACTCATGAAGATGGGCCTTCATGAGGCGGAACAAATCCGGATGACCACCAGTTAACATAATGTAACCGGATGTGCGTTCGTAAGACTCTTGCGGGGTGTGCACTGGGTTGTGCGGCACGAGCCATTTGTTGAGAACGCGGTCATGTTCGAACTTGGAGATGTGCTCGACTTGTCCAGTCCGCTCATTGCGGTGGGGGGTCCAGGCGCGTCGAAGGAAGGCCGACTCGTGGGAGTCGGTGGGCCTCTCGTTCCAGAGATCCGTAGTAGTAAGAAGTTTGAGATCGTTCCGCATAATGTCAGCTCTGACTTTAGCGTTACGATCTGAGAAATACTGGCTAGCAACCGTAGGTTTAACGCTACGGAGTGCATCGTCGCCGTATTGGGAGTCAATACAATTTGCCTTGGTAAGGAATTTCGTATTGCCCGATTTAATGTCAATGTAATTAGAAATTATACGATGGTTAATCGTGTTACCTTCCGCACCGAGATATAGCCCGGACGGATGGCCAGAATTAAGTACTGCAACTTCGCCGGTAGGAAGAACGGCGAAGAAGGAACGAGTGTGGTCGGATACCCGGGAAATATCCTTACAGAAAGAAGCCGGTAAGCCTTGCATCTGGGCGAGTTGCACTAACACTTGTTTTCGGGCGTCCATAATAACTCGTGGCATGAGTTTATCTTGGGCGGTGAAATCAACTGCTTGGGCAAGCCAATTAAGATGAAAGTTGTGGTGTTTATATAAACGGGGAAATTCACGATTTGATATCCCAATTTTCGACGGAGTCTTCCACCTGGAGAGTGAAAGATTTTGGTTGAAAAGTTGGAACACGCGTCGCTCAGATAACTCCGCTTCGATAGCACCACCGAAGATTATACGAGGCATAAGTTTGGCCTTAC